CGGTATTGATGGTTGTGCTTCTGCCTCTTCCAACAATCCTAATTCTCTTAATTTATTTCTACTCCAACTCAATGCACTTTTACCTCCCCATAATAGGTAAGATATAGTTCCACAAGCTGATGTATCAGTTTCATCGTAGTAGGTTTCAGCTCTACTTAAATAGGAATACATTCTTTTGATGGTTTCAACTGAAATGGGTTCACCATTTGCTAATTGCTGTGCTCTTACTTTGCCCGTTTGGGTTGCACATTTATTACCATTCTTTTCGTTTAATTCGATTCCTCTCTTTGCATTATTAGAAATACCTTGTCCATAATCTGAATAAGATTCCATTTCTATTCTCTGCTTTGCTGCATACCTCTTATCCTTCTTTATAATCGCTTTAATTTGTGAAAGTAATACTTCTGCTTCATCATCAGTTAAGTCCGCTATATCCTTCTCTAAAGCAAGTTTAAGGTTACTCTTCTTATGTTCAAATAAACCCTCAATTGAGAATCCTCTGAATGTACCATCTTTTACTTTTTCCCAAATCTTTGGTGCTTCGATTTTGTATATTCCAAACCAAGTACCTTTTGGTAAAGTATATCCGTATAAGTTTGATTTATCTTTAGAAGATTGTTCTACAATCCAACTCTCGGTTAAATAAACTCCCGATGTTTTGTTACCATGCTCCAATGTTACTTCATCACCATATTTGTTTTTCATAAACTTTCTGGCAACCATCTCAATAGTTTCAGGCGTAAAGAATACATTGTATCTTTTACCTTCACCATCAATACGAAGTATCTTTTTATTTGGAATTAATATTGGACCGGCAACTAATTGCTTCTCTTCCGATACCGATTGAAATGCTACTTCCTTATTCAACCAAACGAAATCTCTTTCGATAGCTGGTGATTCTACTAATGAGTTAGCAAATACACCATCCTCATCATCTTGTAGTATAAGTTCGTATAATTCTTCTGTGTTATCTTTTATCATGTCTATTTAACATTTATAAATTCAAAAATGGTTATCCACCACTACTAAAAGTAGCCGCTGAGTTAGTTCTTCTATCTAGCGCCTGTTGTGATGATACATCTCCACTAACTACATATGCTCTTACAGGTCTACTTTGAGATGCTGCAATTGTTTGTGCAATTTGTGATGATGGGTTTTGTCCACCTGCGGTTTGTATTTGTGGTGCAGCCATACCTCCAACTCTAGGTGCAGCTATTGTTGGTGCAGTTGCGGCACTACCACCACCTCCACCTGTTACACCCGCTTGAGATGCTGCTTTATTAATTTCTGATATAGATTTAACTGCTCCTGCTACCGATGCTGCGATTGATAAACCTGCCGATACAGTATTGATTGCCACCCATGGCATACCAAATGTTAATGGTGATGCTGCTACTGCTTTAGCGTTAGCAATACCTGTTGATGCAACAATTTGTCCAATTGATGCTGCTTGTTGTATTACTACTGCTGCTATCGCTAATGCTTTATTCTTTCCTGCTACCTGACCCAATACACTTCCGAATTGTTGGAACAATCCTAAATAAGCCATATTGATATCATGCTTTGCAGTTGCTGCTGCTCTTTCGGTTGCTATCTCCTGGTCAGTTATAGCCTTTCTTGCATCTGCATACTTCTTTCTGATTTCCGTTTTTTGGAATTCAGTAAGTTCCATATTTTGTAATTCAGTTGCTTCTTGGTCTGCAAGTATTTGTCTTTGTTCTGCTAAACGAGCTAAATCCTGCTCAAAATCAAATTCAATTCTGGCGTTCTCTCTATCTAAATCTTCAAATTTAGCCTGAAGATTTGTAAGTATTATACCTCTTTCCTCTTCTAATTTCTTTTTAAGATTCTCCGCATCTTTCTTATCTTGCTCTTCTTTCTTTTTAGCTTCTTCATCATCGTACTTCTTCTTTATATCTGCGAGTGTAATACGATATTGTTCTTCAATAGCAGTCATATCAGTTCTACCTGCTGCCGCTAATGTTTTTCTTTGTTCAGCTAATTTTAATCCTGCTTCGTATTCAGCCTTTTCTCTTTCAGATAATGTAGCTTTAAATGCTTCTAATTCAACCGCATCTGCTGCTTCAGCTTTCTTTAGCATTTCCTCTCTTCTCTTCTCTGCTTCTGCTGCTGCTTTCTCTTCTGCTGCTTTCTTTTTAGCTGCTGCATCTGCTGCATTCTTTGCTCTCTTATCAGCCTCTTCTTTTTCAGTTTTAGTTTGTTCCTTTGTACCTGCTTCGAAACGTTTGTAAGTATCATTAAATGTTTTACTTACACCTGTAAACGCATCTTTGATACCTGCTGCACCTTCTTTAAGTGCATCGAAATCTAATGTGAATACACCTTTAAGTATTTTACCTACCGATACACCTACGTTCTTAACTAATGTGAATAGAGAGTATAGACCTGAATAGAACATACCAATACCCTTTGTAATGTATGGTAATGCCTGCGTTGCTAATTCTATAAACGCATCTAATACAGGCTCAAATGCTCTGAAGATACCACCCAATATCTTTTCCATTGCGATAAACAATGGTTGTAGTTTCTTCATCGCAACTTCACTCTTTGTAAATGCTGCTACTAATCCACCAATTGCTGTAACTAATATACCAATAACGGACATCTTTAAAAGTCCGTTAAAGCTAGAAAACGCTGTTTCAGCTGACCTAATACCTTTACCTAACATCCCTAATGGACCTGATGCATTTTCTAACATACCCGCAAAATCATCTGATGTTTTGCTGGCATCTTTAATCGCATCATCCATATCTCTGATTTGCGCAGATATCTTATTAAAGTCAGCAGAACCTGCTGCAGTTTCCTTTAATTGCTTTTTTAATGCTTTTAAGTTGGCAATCGTAGGCTCTAAATTGGAGTTTACTTCTAAATCAACTTCTATTTTTTCGGCCATGGAATAATCGTTTAATTAATTTAAAGACATCCTTCCACGTAGCTGGAATCTGATACATACCTTTCGCAATATCAATGCGTTTAGTTTGTCCGTAGTATTCCCCCGATGAAAGCAAGTCTATTGTGTTCTTTATCATATAGACTTAACATTTGTTTTTATTAAAATAAGTGAAGGTAGTCGGAATGATTTCCCCAATAAGGATGTTCCGTAAATAAATTATCTTTTCTATAAATAGAATAATGCGATGTAAAGTGTGAGCCGTGATTAATATGAATGTTAGGATGCTCTGCATTCCACTCATTCATTTTTAATTGTGGCTCTAATAATCCACTATTTGTTACTAACGCATTAGGTAAAAGAGATTCAAAATGTTTTATTGCATCTTCAAACAACATTGTCAATTGTGATGTAGGTTTATCATTCTGACCACGTGGCTGAAATCCTTCTTTGTTCATACCAATATAATTCATATTAGCAAGAATACCTTCATCAAAATCAGGGTAATCAAAATATCCTTCAGCATAAACTAAATCATGCTCTAAAAAACTTACATATTTGTAATCACCACTTTGCTTTGCTGTGTATAGTAATTGTAAAACTTGCAGTATTTGATTCAAATGTGATGATGTTTGTGTCCATGCAATACATTCGTAAAATGGATTATGTGGTTCGTGTCTCCACATACAAGTCAAAATATCTGCTTTACCCTCTGCTGCTTTACGAATACTTTCTAATGATGCACGTATAGCTGGGTATATCTTTTCGTTTATATTGTTTGAGTAGAATATACCTAAACGATTTGTTTTAGGCTTTGGCATAGTAAGTAAAGCGCCTTCTCTTACTTCTTCGGTAAAAGTTTCACCATCTATTTCAGCATCTATTTTAAGATACTTAACAACACCTACTGCCGGGTCGCCACATATGTTGTTATCTGCACGAACTAATAATCTTCCGTTTACAACTCTGCTACGGATTTGTTCTGTACAATCTTTACCACCATACTCTGCTTTAATTATCTCCATAGATGCCATACTCCTACTCTGTTTATATCTTCGTTACCTAATTGATAAAGTTGATGGTTAGTAAATCCCCATTCAACCATCTTTTGTTCACACAAAATACGAGTTGGGTCATTGTGATATTCAATTGCTATTTCATCTACAAACTCAATCATTTCTTTTGTAACATTTTGAAAGTGTATTTCAGCACCTTCAATATCACATTTGATAACATGTGGTTTGTAATGTTCTAATAAATCTTCTATTTGCTCATTAGCGTTAACGCATAATTGGAATGTATAATACTTTCCATCGTTACCATACAACTGATGATACTTTTCAATATCGTGTGCAGCACAATCGAATCCAATCAATTTACTTGCTCCTTTAGATACAAAGTATTCAGATGATGATAACCAATCATCGTGCCAAGTACTATCCCAAAATGAACAACCCATGTCCATTACAATTTTGTTTTCACAATTTAGAAATCTCCAATGGATTTCAGGGTTCTCTGATGTTATTTTTTCTATTTGCATAATTCGTAATATCCTCCAATGTCAAATTTTACCTTTGTATTAATCGCTTCACCCTCTTGCACACTCCACTTACTTAATGGAACTATTCTAAAATCCACAGAAACCCTACTCACATCCGTTTGGTTGAGTTTATTTCCGTGAGTTAACCGAACACCTTCCCAGATAACAAACTGTCCGTAGCGAGCTTCTATTGGAGAATAATCACCTTTATCTTCTTCACTCTCTGCCCAAATAGTATTCGTATCGAAAGCATCAGTAAAAGGTAAAAAGAAATTTATCTCATTTTGGTTATGGTTGTATTGTCTATCTTTATGCCACTCACCCACTCCTACATTATTTGGAGCTTGTATTCTGAATGTTGGTATCTTTTGATAAACAACAGGCTCACCATACAATGGCATGATTTGTTCTTTTACAAAATCATCGTAGATAGGTTTAATATACTGAAAATTATCATAGTATTTTTTATGTATTTCAGTTTTTTGGTCGTTTTCTCTTTTCAATAAGTCGAATTGATACTGCTTATGTAGCATGTTCAACTCTTTTGTAGCATAAATCAACCCTAATACCTCTAAAAATGGGTATGTTTGGGTGTTGTAATCTAATTTTATCATAACAATTTACTTTTTTGTGCAGTTCTTTGAATCCATTCCCAATATTTTTTACTTGCGCTCTTATCATTTACATTTAATTCAGCATTGTAAGGAAGTGAATTCATAAATTCAGCTTTATAAAAAAGTCCTTGTATTGGTGATGTTACACCAGCGTTATGCATTATATTCATTTTGTAAAAATCATCTTCGGTAGATGTTCCCCAACTAAAATCAAATTCTGGCAAACAATTTGTTTTCCATCCTCTTCTCCATGCTCCCCACAATACAGCCCACATATCTGCACACCATATTTGTAGTTCGTGATAAGAAGGAGTTTCTGCTTTTATTTGATTGTTTAAATCAGTAATTTGTCTGAATAGTAATTCTGAATCGATTTCTACTCTATTCCAATATTCATAATCTACATTCTTCATTAAGTACTGCGCACCGATTGCGTTCATTTCGTTGTCTATAATCAACGATTCTGGCAAATCCATAATATCACACATCTTATCGATTATCTGCTGACCTTTACCAACTATGTAAGAATGTGCTATATACCAACGGGTGTCTGAACCATACCATTGTTCATCATCTCTAATATCTTCACTAATCCATTCCGAAATAGGTTTGGAAAATATGATATCAGAATCGTGATAGAAGATTGCTTCATCTTTTAAATAAGGATGAGCTAACCAATGTTGTTTAAGGATGTTGGGTCTGATTGATGAAATGTAATGTTTGGTTTCTCTCGTGTCATCATAAAAAAAGAATCGAGCGGGATAGCCAGATGCTAACTTACTCCATTCTTCAGGTACTACACCATTTTGTTTCCAACAAACAATATCTACATTGTTAGGGTTAACACCCATCTCAATGAAATTGTTTAACATTACTTCTACTTGCCAAGCGTAATAAAGTGTTGCCGGCTGTGCACATACGAATCTTAAATTCTTCATAACTATTTTAATGCCATTTTCCATTTTAAATTGTCTTTACTATTTAACAACCCAAAATGAATTTGTTTTACACACAGGCACTATCACAAATAGAATACATTGATAAAGTTATTGTAGTTCCTAAATCGCCACTAACCACAGTATATGTAGGAGTAAATATATTACTACTTCCATTAGAACAAGCTGCATCAGTTAATACTGGCTTACTACCTATACTATATGAGTTAGCTT